GCACGATAGGTCAATCCGCCTATAACCTTGTGTCCTTTACTTTTCAGTTTATCTACTGCGGCCTTTATTTCGTGCTGATGTTTGTCTCCGGCGGCATCGTCAACAAAGTTATTGAGAGGAGGACGACGCGCTTCGTCTAGATTTTCCTCATGACTAGGCTGTCCGAAGTAGGACTCTGCGACGACCTTCTTGTATTCATTCAGGGCGTCCTGGACGCGTTCCGAAAGTGCGATATAGACCGCCTCTTTCAGATCAGCGGAAGGCTCGGCTGACTCCAGAATGGAGATGATATTGCGTGTGGCGTCTGACATTTTTCTAGTCTCCTGTTATGTCTTATTATGTTTATTTATCGCGCACGGAACGCGTCATCAAGAGGCGCACCTGCTGCGGGTCCAGCCGGCATTCCGCCAGGTCCCATCGGAGGCGCACCCATCGGCGAGCCAGGCTGACCTCCATAACCGGAAGGCGCACCCAACGCACCACCACCAGCCATCGGATCGGCCTCTAGCTGATTCGAACCCTCTTCGGCGATCTCATCATCGATGTCCTTCATGTCCTCGTCCGTCTGGCGCAGGATATTCGTGCGAACCCACTTGATTGAGTAATACTTGCCGACATACGGATCGACAAGAGCCAACACGGCGAGTCGATTCTGCATGAGTTCGGACTGCTTCATTTCCTCGAAGTTGTTGTCGCGACGATAGTCATATCGTAGCTTTGCGCGAATCTCTTCCCATTCTTCGGACGTACAGATGCCTTTCAGCACCAACTGGGTCTTCAGCGCAGTATCAAAGAGTCCGGAAAACTTGTTACGCAGACGATCCACGAACTTAGAAAATTTGATTTCGTCGCGTGAGATTTCTGTGGTACGGCCCATTGAGAAGCCACCGGGCTGGGACGACTCCATACGAGAGAATGGAATACCTAGCGCGCGCCATAGCTTCTTCTGGAAGAACTCGACGTCCTGGATTTCGCCAAGATTCTGTCCGCCAGGTAGTGTCGAGATTTCGGTACCCTTGCCACCTTCACGACGAGGCAGCCAGAAGTCTTCCTGCATTGACAGGAAGCGTCGGTCGTCGCGCACATCACCGGTCGTTGCATCATACACAATCTTGTTGCGGTACTTCGTCATGATGTCGCGAAGATATTGTTCCGCCTTGTTCTTAGGCAGATTACCTACGTCGATATAGAATACGCGACGTTCGGGGGCCCGTGCGAGGCGATATACGACTGTCGCATCCTCTAGCATACGGAGTTGATTGAGTGGCTTGATGGCCTTATTGAGATATGAAAGAACCATTGCACGCTTGGAATCAAGAAGACCTGAGGTCACATAGACCATCGAGTCGAGAGCAATGCGTGTTCCTAGATTGGAATAGGTACCCATGATACCACGATCATTGAACAGGAAGTATTCCGTAATCTTGGAGATCAGGTCCATGCCCGTCTTTGGGTCCTTGGTACGCAGGATTTCGCGAATCTTGCGAATTCGGCGCGGATCGACATAGCGCATTTCTTTGATGCCGTCTTCGGGCTTTGTCTCGTCAATGACCATATGATAAAACAAGCGCCCATCGATATACCAGCGACGGAAGATTTCGTGTGACATGTCCTTCCAGTTGAGAAGGCGCTGGATGTTCTCGAACTCTTCGTGAATCTTTTCCTTCGTGCCCTTCGAAATCTCGACCTCTTCAAGGTCCAGTTCGACCACGATTCCGTCCTCGTCCTCGACAATCGCTTCGTTCACGATATCGTCAATGGCTCCTTCCATCTCAGGTTGCATAGCCATTTCGCGATAGCGCGTAATGAGTTCGACCTCGTTCCGGGAAACCCCGTCGAGGTCGACATATGTTCCGTAGTAAGAGCCTGTTTGGACTGTGATCGCACCGTCGTCTTGCTGAGGAGGAGCAAAAGACTTTTCCTTGATCTGACTTGCGTCAAGAGGATTGATCTTTTGCTTTTCCAACTCATCGTCGGTGATAATATTGAAGCCAAAAAGCCTGAAGTTTGCCATATTCAGATATATGCCTTATAATAAAGAAGTGGGTTCAGTTTTTTAGCGAATACCGGACTTCACGTCTGTCCAGTACTGGAATGCAAGTGTGACGGTGTATTCAGAGATCGAGTCATTTGATCCCCATGATACATCGATTGGTGAGATGTCTACCGGCCAGCAACCTACGAAGTTATATGTCTTGATGATGTCGCCACCCTTGCCGAACTGTTCGACTTTTGCATCGACGCCGTATGACAAAGAGTTTCGAGCATTACCCTGACGCAGGTTTGTCGTATGGGTATTGATGGATGCCATCCACTGTTCGAAGGCGCGACGCGTCGTAAAGTCTTCGTCGGCATATACGGTCAGTGTCCAATCCGGAAATGTACGATTTCCTGCGATCTTGACTTCGCGTCCGAAATACTGGATGGGTACCTGGCCCAGAGTAGAGCCAGGTAGCTGTGATGTGTGACAGTGGAACGATAGCTGACGAGAAGCTGTCAGGCCGTCCTGAATCAGTCCAGCTGGAAACTGCATCGTCACCTGGAAGAGGTTGGGACGCGCGCCATCCAGCGGAAGGGCTGTTCGGAATTGATTGATGTCGAAGCTAGGCATTTATATTCTCCTTTTACGTTCTATTTATCTGATCATTCCGAGATTAGCCGCCGAATCGTCCAATGATTTCATCAAAGACAACACCGGTAGGCGTTGCGATGAAGTTCAACTGGATGTCGTTGATCGAACGAGCAGGCTTGATGTAGATGTCACCAACGAACTGATTCTGATCAATGATCTGCGGCGTGTTGTTCGTCTCGTCACAGACAACACGGAAATCATAGATTCCGCGCTTTCCGAGAACGTCGCGAAGGAAGGGTTCAACAATGCCTACAAAACGGGCACGGGTGAATTCGTCGTTCAACTCGAATAGCGAGTTGCGCGCTGCCTTTGCGATTACCTTTTCCAGATACGAGAACAGACGACGGACATTGATACGATCAAATGCCGAGTTCTTGGTCAGGAAGGTCTTGTCGCCGAACAACTGGATGCCTTCGCCTGGGAAGGTCGACACAGGATTGACACCACGACGATACAGTTCGTCGCGCTGCGCCTTTGTCGGATTCCATGCCAGCTTGATCGCATTCTTGATCAGGCCCTTGTTAGGTCCAGCCGGCGAATCCCAAGGATTCTGGGTACGCGCCATCAGACCGGCGATGTCACCGTTGAGAGGAATCCAGCGATACACATTGTTGTAGCGGTCGTACATGTACTTCCAGCCGGAGTCCATGACACCGAAGGCTGAGTGATACAGAGGACCGACATAGTTGACAATGTTGTTCAGTTCGTTTCCTGGCGTTTCGACAACATGAGCAAGCGTTGGCGAGAACGTCACGATGCAGTCATATCGGACTTCGGCAATCGACTGGATTGCGAACTGTGATACCGTGTTGGATGCATCGGCCATCATGATGAACGACACGTCCACTTCTTCTGGCGTCTGGAACTGAGCGAGAGCAGTAATCAGATTACCATCAGAAGGAGTACCAGAAGCGCCACCAATGAGATTGTTATACGTCGCTGCGGTAGGAATACCGAAGGATGTTCCATTGGCCGTGTTATGCCAGTTTGTTGCACCAGCCGGATTGCCCATCCAGTACACGTACTGAGACTTCTGGAATAGAAGCTGCTTGTAGTAGTTGGTCGAACCGTCCGCGTTAACGGCATCGGATGCGACGGATGCATATGGGAAGGATTCAAGTACCGTGTTGGCAATACCTGTGAACTTACCGTCACGATCCACGACGACAATGTGGATTTCGTCATTCGAACCACCCTGCTGTGCGGTGTACTCGGATGTTCCGGCTGGGCCAGGAACGAAGCGTGCGTAGCCCCAGCGACGCGAACCAATCGAGTTGTTGTTAGCCACAGTGAAAGCTGCGGTTGCGAAAGGCTGCGACACGTATACGTTTTTGGAACCGCTCACGTCATCGATGGCAAGGACCTGAGTCCAGCCAGAGTTGGCGTTTCCGGTAAAGTTGATTTCGTCACCCACGGCGAGTGCGCCACCAGCATCCTGCTTGACGTTGGCCGAGAAGATGATCATGTTGTTGCCGACAGAGATGTTTGCGGTCGCATACAGACGCGACTCGAATGCATTACCTGCAGGGCAGAGCGATACGCGCAGCGAGTTACCCAGATCACCCATATAACGGGCAGCCCAGAGACCTGAGCCGGCCGAACCAGAAGTAATGTACTGGGATTCATAGAAGTTTTCGTTGCGAATAGGCAGACCAGTACCGCCGGCGGTCGCGTTCAGCGAGCCGGAAGCATTTGCGCGGGTAACCCACAGACCTGACGCATATGCGAGGAATGAGGATGCCGTGAACCACGATCTTGCGGTCGCGTCGTTCGGATAGAAAAACACTTTCTGGAGCGTCGCTTCCGAGTCGATCAGGACTCTCTTTTCGACTGGGCCCCACTGAAAGTTACCAGCGATTGCGCCAGACGTTTGCGGAATTGCGCGAGCGGTGAGCGTGAAATCGAACTCGTTCACCGTTACTGCTGGCGATAGACTTGGAATTGGCATGGATTATTCTCCTTGATAAGCGTAGAATCTCGTCAACTATTTAGAGATTCCAGAATCCTACTATCTTTTAGGCCATAACTTTCCAGGCAGCGCCGGATTCTCTCCATACCAGTCGGGGAACTTGTGTTTCAGCACATCGGATGTGTCCATTGAGTCTGGAATTTTCGAGTCATTGTACACCTTTACTTTTCGTTCCGGCACACCTTGTCCCTTTTCCGGGATTTTCTTGAGCGTCTTGCCGCCGTAGTCATCAAGTTCGTCTTCGTCATCTTCCATGAAGAATCCAGAGCCTTCGTTGGACTCCTGACCGTCGTCCCACAGTCCGAAGAATAGCTGCTCGGAATCGTCACCTTCCAGATGCTCACGTTCCAGGATGCGTCGAATGTCCATCGCAGCGTTCGGCTGGGATGCTTCGCGGAAATAACGCTGGGCGGCGAGCCATCCAAACTGAACCAGCGCCATCGAAAGATCGTCGTGCATTCCAGGTTCGGATGCGAACGACTGCAGCGTAGACACAAAGGTCGTGAGTTCCCTGATTGTTTCCGCATCGTTCAGAATCAGCTTGTTCTGTTCAATGAGCGTCTTGAGATTCGCACAACCCAGACGCTTTGTGGAGGTCGAAGTCTTGATACCGTACTGAATGCGTTTCTGGGTCGCTCCGAAGCCTCCGGATACCTG